CAGGCACGCCAGCCACCCCCATGATCTCGCCGGCTTCATCTGGAGTGCACTTGTGGAACTCGCGGAGGGCACCCCACAATATTCCGCGCCAGGTCGTCAGGCGAAGGCCGCCCTTCGGCCTGCGAAGCACGGCGAGGATCTCGTCGATGCCGAGCCCCATCATCTGCTCGACTTCGGCGAGCGAGTTGATGCTCAAGCGCAAAACATAGGTCTTGCCACCTGCGACGAGTTCGACCTCGCCACGTTCCGCATTTGCCACGTCGATGCTCCCTTACGCCGCGATGATCGGGCCGACAGGCAGCGAATAAACCGTGCTGCCGGCACCCGCCCCATTGGTCGGCGTCACGCCCACCCGCAGGAAGTCGGCGATGTCGCCCACCACCGGCGCATAGGTCTTGCTCGTGCCGCCCACCGAAACGTTGGCGAAGGTGCCGTTGCCGGATGCGTCGTGCTGCCACTGATAGGCGTAGCTGTCTGGCGCGCCCTCGTACTCGCCTTCGATCGCCGTGAGAGTGACGCCGACCTGCACAGAGGCGCCGACGATCGACGGCTTGACCAGATTGACCGGAATCGCCTCGTTGCCCCAGGTCTCTTCACCGGACACGGCAACGGTGATCGTCGCGGTCATCCGGTCCTCGAGCGGCAGCACCTTGGAGAACCCGGTGATCTGCGCGTCGAAGGCCACGGTGACCCCGTTCGGGAAGACGATGGTGTGCTCTTCGGTGTCGCCGGAGGCGAGCAGAGCCCGGATGGCAACGTCGGTCGCGTTGCCAGGCACCCAGTTGATCTGGAAGCTGGCCTCGCCGCTGTCGATCATGCCGGCGATGTATTCGTGGCGCCGGCCGGGCGACTGCATATGCGTGGCCTGCACGCGCTCCGAGGTCGCTTCGCCGGGCGTGATCTCGATGACCTCGCCCATCTCCACGCCGTCGATAAGGTATTTGCTGCCGTAGCCAATCCGGGCATCGGTCATTTCAGTCTCCTGTGATGTGAAGAAGGATCAGGCCGACGCGGCCCAGACGTCGAAATCGAGCGATGCCCGATGGAGAAGCACGTCACTGCCGGTCAGTTTGTCGCTGTCCTGCCGCTCGCTGTTGGCGAAGATGCCGGGGAAGTCCGCATCGCGGTGCCCGTGCAGCAGCGCCAGCACCTGGTCGCGGATCGCCCACATTGAGGTGACCGTCAGCGCCTGCACATCGATCTGCACGATGCTGCCGGTCAGCCCATCGCTGCCCTGCATGGTGATGCCCGGCGCGCCGGAGACCTTGTAGAGCACTATCGCCGGGCGGACTGTCGCCTGCGGCAGGTGGTTCCAGACGATGCGCGGCGCGCTCGGGCCGCCGACGAGGTTCGCCAGCGGGGCGTAGCCGACGAGCAAGGCGCGCAGTGCAGCTTCCATCACCCTGCCCTCGCTGCCTTTGCCGCGGCGCGCTTGGCGACCCGTGCGGCGGTCTTCGTGATCTCGTCGCCGAGTTCGTCGGCCACGATCTTGATGGCGCCATCGGCATTGGCATCGAACGCCGGGCGCATGAAGGGCTGCGGCCCATGGTTCACGTTGCCAAATTCCTGCTGAACGCCGGCGGGATCGTTCGTGCCCATGAACACCTCGGCGAAGGACTTGTCCTCGCGCTTCCGGTTGAGCCGGGTCTGCGACTTGTTGAGCTTCGTGCCGACGGTGATCGAATTCTTGAGGTCGTTGCCCTGGGTGGCCGGGTCATCCGGCGCCAGCTGGCGAGCGGCTTCCGCCATCGGCTGCAAGGCCTTGATGCCGACACGGCGAAGCACCGCACGAGCTGTCGCCTTCGGCAACTCGCCGAGCGCGGCGTCGAGCTCGCGCAGCCCATCTATCCGCATGGTGGTTTTCACGCCGGCGTCTCGGCACGGGCGATGGATGAAATCTCGATGCCTTCGCGGCGGCCGAGTTCCTTGGTCCCGACGATGTCGTGCACCCGCCCCTCATAGACCAACCGGTCGAGCGGCGAGAGGTCCGACCACGACGAGTCCCATCGGATTTGCCAGCGGGTGCCTATCTCGGCGGAGACCTCGGCGGACGCCACGCGCTCGCTGTCGGAGACATCGCGCTTCGCGGCCCAGACCGTGGCGAGGGTCGACCAGGTCTTGACCTGCTCCCCGCTGCCGGAATCGGTGGTGTAGGTGAACCGCTGCAGGGTGATCTTGCGGTCGAGTTTGGCGCTCTGCATCACATCACCGGAACCCAGAGCGAGCGGACGAGGCTTTCGATGGCTCGCCGGCTGATCGCGGGGTCGACGCCGTCGAGGGTCATTCGGACGTGCAACTTGATCGCGGTCTTCATCAGGGCGATGCGCTGCGCGTTCTCGCCCTCGACCATGCCGACGGTGTACGCGGCGGTGACGGTGCCAGCCTGGTCGGCCAGCGTCGGCCACGCGCCTCCAGAAACCAGCCCCACCGACCCATCCGGCTGCACTATGTAATCGGCCGCATCGAGCGCCACGGCGTCTCCTGCGCTGTCGATATAGGTAATCACGACGTCGCCGATGATAGGGCCGCCCGGCAACCTGATGCATGGATCGTCGAAGCTGTCGAAGGTGACTTCGACGCCCTGCTGCGCAACCGAGATGCCGACCCAGCCCTTCGGCCCGTCGAGTTCCGCCTGAGCGGCGAGGATCAGTCCCTCAATGAGGTCGTCCCGGTCGGTGCCACTCTCGCCGAGCGCCACCTTGGCCTCCTCGAGCGAGACCAGCATGTCGGGAAACGAGATAATGACGATCTGCATTACCGCACCTTCGCCAGCACGGGGTAGAGGTCGATTTCGACCTTCGAGCCGTCGCCGTTGACCAGCGTCAACATGCCCTGATTGTCGATATGACCGGCCACCAGCGGCTCGCCGGCGGGGCCTTTGTCACCACGGCCGACTAGACCGCGCTCGCCCGGCTGCCCGCGCTTGCCCGGCGAAGCGATCAGTTGCCAGCCGTCGCCGGGACATGGGCCCGGATCATCCTTCTTGGCAACAAACGCGCCACCGTTGAGAGACACCAAGTCGAGCGCGGCATATTCGCTGCCCTCGGCGTGCGTGCCGCGGATTCGGAAACTGCGACCGTCGGCCCCGTCGCGCCCGGCGGCGGCGATGCACTGCCAATCCTCATGGGACGGGTCCTTGCCGGTATCGCGCAGCGCCTGATACGTCGCGCCACCGTAGGTGACGACGTCGCCCTCCCGGTGAACTTCGTCGACCCATGCCTTGACCCGCGGCAGTTTGCCGACGGGACCCTCAGGGCCCCTATCGCCATCCTTGCCGTTGATGCCATCGGCGCCATCGCGGCCATCCTTGCCGGGCTCGCCATCGCGACCAGCCGCGCCATCGGCGCCGGGCAGACCATCTTTGCCGTCGACGCCGTCTTTGCCATCAGCGCCAGGCGCGCCATCTTTGCCATCCTTGCCCGGCTGGCCATCTAGGCCGTCACGACCAGGCGCGCCGTCCGCCCCATCGCGAGGGGGCGGCAATGCAGCGACGGCTTCAGCGATTCCGGCGCGGATCACCTCGGCGTGGTCGATCGCCTTCAATTCGGCAATCTGCCGCTTGAGGTCGTCTCGCTCATCGACCAGCGGCTTCACCGCAGCGGCAATGAGGTCGCGGATGACCGGCGCCACGCCCTTCATCAGGGCGGCGATGTCGCTGTGGTTCATGCGGGGTCCGCCTATTGCTTCGTGAGCATCAGTGACGGGCTCATTTCAGCGAACTCGGCGTATAGGAACGCCTTGGCCGCTTCGCCCTTCTCGTCGTCGGTCAGGTCTTCGTCGTCGTTCGCCGCGGCGGGCGTTTCTGACGCCGCCGGCTTATCGAGGGCCTGTTGCTGGACCTTGCTGGCCATGGCCAACGGGATGTCCTGCATTTGCACGTAGAGATCGTCGCCGCCATCCTTGCGTGGCTGCCCGATCTTTTTGCGGGCCTCGTTGTAGGTGAGCACCTTGCCGGCCGCCGTGTTGAGCGCGTCGATCATTTCCTTGAACGACGAGCGCAAGAGAGCTTCGGTATCGAACTCAAGGTACTCGTCTGGCTGGCCCTTGAGGCGGAAGAGCAGGCCGAACGCCTCCTCGATGTGGTTCAGCGCGAAGCCGAGCCCAGTCGCCTTCCATGCAGACATCAACGCCTCAGTCGAGGCGAAGGGTGTCCCGCCGATTC